GACATTACAGGAGATATTGACTTTACGTTTGATATCGCTCTCGATGACTGGACGGCAACCAATCAAACCGTGCTAGCTAAGTGGCTGACAACCGGGAACCAGGGTAGTTATCAGGTGTTCTTCACTGCAAGCACCATCCGTTTGCAGTTGTCCTCTACGGGGTCCGACTTCCCCGTTACGAACGTAGCGTTGTCTTTCTTGGACGGAGGGCTCCCCGCTGACGGTGCACGGATGCAGTTCCGCATCAAGTACACGGCATCTACCTCTAACGTCAAGTATTACGAGTGGCTAGCTGACGACTGGTCAGAGTTTGGTGATAAGACTACATCAATCACCTCGATTTATGCCTCTACGGCCATTGTGACGATCGGTGCCCGTGAGGGTTCCTCTGAGTTGAACATGTCTGGCAAGGTCTACGACGCTAAGGTTTATGACGGCTTCTTGGATGGTGGAGGAACTTTGATCTCACATTTCGACGCCAACGATGCCGTTGACGGTGTGGCCTGGACGGGCACAGCAGACGGGCTGGACTGGACCCCTACCTACTCCACTACCGCAAACACCTCGAAGCTCATGCTCGTGGACCGCCCGATGTGGTGGCACGAAGAGTCTGATGAGATCCGCCTACCATCATCGTACTTCAGCCTGGACAACTCCACCGACGACGGTACATTTTTCGCCGTCCAGCGTTGGGTCTGGGATGGAGCGGACTTCCGTAGGTTTCTGGCAATCGGGGACGCCAGTGGTCCCTATCTGGGGTTAGACACAGATGCCGGTGACCAAGTAACCACTAGGGCTTATGACGGGGTCACGGCTGCCGCAGGCGGGAACCGTTCCGGTGGCCTTATCTCTGGGGAGATGGTGTCCGTTGCTATGGTGGTGGACGGCTCAGCGCAGACCGTGGATCTGTTCACGTCAAAGTCAGGCGTGGAAGCCACCAGTACAGATGTATCAGCCCTGGGGGACTACTCACCGGACGCTGACGCTTCGGCTGGTAAACAAGTAAGTGCGGGCTACGGTCCCCATTTGGGGTTGGTGGCGGTACTCTGGTGGGACCGTGTTCTGACCTTGACTGAACTGGAAAAGCTCAGCAGATTCTACGGGATAGATTCGGCGGTTCACGCATGACACGACTAAACTCTGACTATCGTGGCATGACCACAGCACAGAGAGCCAGAGCCAACCAGCTCACGGGGGTCACCATTGGTGACCCGTGCGGCCTAGACGAGGACGGTAACGGGGTGCCGTACTGGAAGGATCAGCGCTGGTCCGCTGAGGACGTTGATGTCTTGGATCTGTACGTGGCGAACCCTAGTAAGATAGATCAGGCACTAGATGATAATCCTGGTGGCGACGTGCAGGCTCTAGCTCGTACGGCAGAAGCCGTAGCGCTCCGGGTCCGCAAGGACGCCCGTGACGCCGCCCGTGAGAACGCTAACCGGCCCTAACATGCCCTCCCTCTCGCTGTCCCCCGACGATCTAGCGCTGCTCACGCCGCACGAGTTCGAGCTGTATAGCCATCAGTTAGAGTTCGAGCTAGCAAAGACTAGCCCCTTAGACTTGGCTTGCTGGGTTAGCCCCGAAACCATACGCACCCCGCACCTAGAGTACATCAACGACCGCATCGTTGCCCTCGTAGAGCACCGCCTGTACAACACGGGTCCCGGCCCGGAAGCTGACTGGTTCTACCGGCGGACAGAGGGCGGTCCGGCGCTCCCGGTGCCCGGCCCGGACCAGATCCCGGACGACGCAGAAGAGTTCTGGGGGGAGCACCCCGAGACCGGGGAGCGTGTCGTCTACAAACTAGGCATCGCTGTCCCGCCCCGCCACGGAAAGTCGTGGATCGTCACGGAACATCTCCCTCTGTGGTATTGGATGCGCTACCCGGACGCTGACATCGCTTTCGCCACCTACAGCGACACTTTCGCTGTCACCTGGGGCAAGAAGATGCGGTCCCGGCTGCTAGAGAACTTCAAGAAACTAGGGATCACCCTACAGAACGGCGAGCGTCACGCCGCTGACCACCTGTATTTCGTTGAGAACGACGCAAATATGTTCCTGGTTGGTACCGGCGGGGCCTTGACGGGCCGCGGATGGCAGCTCGGCATCATTGACGACCCGTTCAAGGACGCAGCGGACGCATTATCCGAGGCGACCCGGCAGTCAAAGGCCGAATGGTACGAATCTACCTTCGATACGAGAGGCACTAGGCTCGGGCACCCCGGTATTCCGGTGCAGATCATGATGTTCACCCGTTGGCACGAGGATGACATCGCCGGGCGCTACATCTACGACGAGAAACGGAAGGTTCTGCCGGAATGGCACATGATCCGGCTGCCCGCCCTCGCACAAGACGACGACCCGCTCGGGCGCGAGCCCGGACAGGCGCTATGGCCCGCTGCTTACACGGCATCGGAGCTTCGCAAGCGGCAGGAGCGTGACCCGCTCTGGTTTTCCGCTATGTACCAGGGGCTCCCTACGATGGGGGACCAGGGCATGTTCCCGCTCTGGCATACCTACCATTCCGACGGCGGGATCTATACTTGGGACGACTATGACGGCCTGCACAAGATCAACGCAGCGGACTGTGCCCGTTACGCCACGGTTGACACGGCATACACGACGAATACCTGGTCCGACTACTCTGTGTACGCTGTCTGGGACTGGCACCGCCCGTCACAGCGGCTGTTCCTTGTTCATGTGGACCGGCAGCGTGTTACGTCCCCGGATCTCTCTGAATGGTTGCAGGTCAACACCCGTAAGTGGGACCCTGCCTTCGTAGGTGTGGAGGACGCTACATCCGGTAAGCAATTGTTGCAGGAGATGCAGCGCTCAACTAACATTCCGTTCCGATACCTTAAGCCGGACCGTGACAAGATTGTTCGGGCGCTCAGCTACGGACAGGCCGCATCTAACGGGCTGATCATGATACCAGAGCGGGGTGACTGGGTTGCCACGTTCCGTGAGGAGCATACGGCCTTCCCGCACGGCAAGCACGACGACATGGTGGACGCTGGGGCGTACGGTTGGAACGTAGCGTACAAGATGCCGCAGATGGAGCGGGAGAACCGCTACGCTACCTTTGACGGTACCGCTGAGGGCCGTGTGTCCCGGATGAACGAGAAGCTGGACAAGCAAGAGGAACGTAAGACTCGGAGGGGCAGACCCCCCCTCGCTGGGCGCTTGGGCCGATAATATGGTAAACTAAATACATAACCAAAGGACCCCCCGATGATCTGGCAGACGATATCCGATTTTGACTACCTGAGCTACGAAGGCCGTGCGGTCTGCTCTATTTGCGGCAGTACCTGCCGCAAGGGGCAGATGGTATTCCGCCCCCCGCAGCCGGACGATGTCAGCGGGTTCTGGGACATCTGTGAGAACTGTATCCGTGAAGCAGCGGACCATCTCGGCCTCGGCGAGGTAGGGCCCCTGGAGAAGACCGCAGAGGACCTCCGAGACGTGGTTGCCACGGCGCACCAGGAGCTGATAGGGGCGCACGACGCCCTCGCTACCATTACCCGTGAGAACGTCCGCTTGCAGGATGTCATTGAGGACTTGAACCTGCCATTAGAAGAGTCTTTCCCTATGGTGACCCAAGAAGACTTTGATTCTGTATCCGGCGTTCACGAAATCTCTCGTGGTGTACCTACCACCAGTGATGCTTTCAAGGGACGATGAAGCCCTATGAGCGTGGTGATCCTGTCCCTTCTGGGCTTTGCTTTGATTGCTGGTCTCTTTACCGCAATAGTCGCTTTATGGCGTACCAACCAAACCCTCAACAAAGAACTTGTCCGGGTTGTGGCAGCAGCAGGCCAAGTACCGGCAGCGGTACGGTCAGCGGTTGCGGCCCCGAAGCCCGACAAGACTGAGGACCAGTTGAAGGCTGAACGGGACCAGTTGGTTATGAGGAAGGCGCATTGGTCACGATGACACTTAGGCTTCAACTGTGGTACAATTAGATCATGTCTGACGGTAGTGACTTCGTACTTGATCTATACTCAAAGGGAGTCAATGAAGTCAGGGAAGAGCTGCGGAATTACTGGCTCAACCACTCATTCCTCCTGGGATACCAGTGGACTTACTGGGACGCCAATACCCGCACCATAGATAACGTTACCTCCGAAGGTGACCGCATCCAGGCGACCATGAACCGTACCCGTGCTAATATGCGGGTCATCATGGCGAACCTGACGCAGCGGGAACTGACCTTTGAGAACCTCCCGTCCTCCTTTGACGACGCCACGATCCGGGCAGCTAAGCTCGGGGAGTCCGTCGTGGAGGATCTCCGCAAGACCCACCAATGGGAGTCTATGCGGGAGAAGCACCTCACTGCTTTGATGAAGGGTGGCACCGCCGCCGTATCCGTTGACTGGGACAGCCATAGCAAGACTACTGTAGAAACTGTCCTGCCCCTCGGTGACTTCATCGTCGAGCCCGGAACCATCACTGATGGTTCTCGGGCACGGTACTGGATCAGGAAACAGGTCCTCCCACAGAACACGGTATACGCCATGTTCGAGGACTACTTCCCTGACGGCCCCCCAGCGGCCACCTCGCTGACCAGCATGGACCCCTACATGAACCGAGTGATCAGCGGTTCCACAACGGAGAGCAACCCTAGAACTGCGGTGTATACTTACTATGAACGTCCCAACCCTCTGTGCCCTGAAGGCAAAGTTCTGGTTGAGGTTGATGGTAAGATTGTCCAGCACGTAGAGAAATGGCCGTTCCCGTTCACGGACCGGCTCAACATCTCTGTGGCGTCCGAGACAGCCGTTGAGAATCGTTGGTATGGTGCTACCTTCATGGACGATGTTCGGCCAGTACAGGTCGCTCTTAACGCCACTTGGAGCAACCTTCTAGAGCACCTGCGGGACGCAGGGTCCGCTCGGCTAGTGGTCCCGTCTTCGGCGGTTGACTACATCAATACGATTACCGATCTGCCCGGAGAGATTCTTGAGTATCCCGACGGGGCAGCTGCCCCGGCGTACCTTACGCCATCTCAACTCACGGGCTGGATCAGAGAAATGCCTGAAATGCTCGGCGCCTTCATTGACGACCTCATGGGAGTACATGACGTCTCTCGTGGCATGGCACCAGCGAATATCGAATCCGGCTTGGGTCTCTCCATCCTCGCTGAGAACGACAGCTCCCCTGTTGGCCGCTTGATCAAAGAGGTGGTTCGCACCTGGAGCGAAGTGGCACAGATGAGCCTGATGCTGCACGAGCAAGAAGTCAAAGAGGAGCGCATGGCTATCGTGAGCGACGGTGTGTCCCGGCTCCGTATGCCCTGGAAGGGCAAGGACATCGACGGCCAGATCCTCGTAGAGATCCCTCTCGACGCTGTGATCCCGATTAGCCGGGCCGCTCAGATCGCCCGTGCTGATAAGATGATGGAGATGGGGCTGATCGAAGACCCGGTCATGTACTCCCAGATCGCCAACCTGCCCGGCAAGGAAGACATCATCGCAGCGATCAACCCGGATGTGGCTAAGGCCCGCCGGGAGAACGCAGCGTTCGCCGACGGCGACCTACAGCTCCCCGCTGAGTTCGATGACGACGAGGCCCATATCTCGGTTCACAACGACTTCCGTAAGACCCAGCGCTACGAGCTGCTGGATGCAGATGTCCAAGAGGACGTGAACCTTCATATCCAGGCCCACGAGACCGCTGCCGCCAGCAAGGCCGGTAGGGCACAGTCGCAGCACGAGGTTGCGCCCGCATTGGCGCAGGCCCCGAACGCCGACGGGTCGATGATCGACCCCGAGATGTTGGAGGCCGGTATGCCCGAGCCCCCGCCCGAGGCACCACCGATGCCGCCAATGGACCCCAATGATCCCTCTATCAATCCAATGGTAGCGGTAGACCAAGCACTAGCACAAATGGAGCAATAAGCCATGTCCGAAACCCCCGATGCCCCACCAGAGGTCGCACAAGAAGCAGCACCCCCTACGGAAGGAGCCCCAGACGTATCTCCAGCTCCGGAGGAGGGTGGCGATTTTGACATCGCTACCCTCCCCGAGCAGGCACAGAACTACATCAAGGAGTTACGTGAGGAGAATCGTGATCGTCGAAAGGCCCATGACCCCTACAAGATAGCGTTCAGCGGGTACACCGACGGCGAGAAAGAGTATCTCCTTGACATGGTTGACACCTTGGGTGTTGATCAGACAGCGGGCGGGCAGAAGATGCTTGACCTTGCTCAGCGCATGTTGGGTATTGAGGTCGCTGCCGAAGAAACGGTGGCGGACGCTGAGGTCCAAGAGGAGGCTGCTGCGGCTGGGCTAAGCCCAGAAGAAGTAGCAGTGATCGTCAAGGAGCAGGTGGAGCAAGAGCGCCTGATCCTAGAGGTTCAGCACGAGACGAAGGAGCTGGGCATCGACCCCAACTCCGAAGAGGCCTATAAGCTCTGGGACCTGGCGCACCGCCTACAGTTGGACGACCTCTCGAAGGTGCTTGAGATATCTAACCAGATGAACGGCATCGTCCCGGAGGCCCCGGCAGAAGAGGCGGCACCGGAAACGGGCATTGTCTCAGATGGTAGGCAGGCCGAGTTCCCGGTTACCGCTGGTGTACAGACTGGCTCCGGCGGGACGAACGCTGACGAGAAGGCCCCCATCCCGGCGCTGGGGTCAGATGAACTGCGAGCACGGGTCCTGCGAAGGATCGAAGAGGCTAGCGTGCCAGGCTGATATCCCGACAAGGGTCAGACACAAGGGGCGCCCTAAGGGGCGCCCTTTGACGTTGTCCCGCAAACTGTGATACAATGGGAGCCATAGAGCGGATAGATTCCTAACTTGTTTGTCGCCTAGAGCCTGATGCTCGGCAGTGACGCTGAAACCAGCCATCAAACAACTAAAGGAATCACATGGCACTTACACTCACCACGGCTGATTCTGCCTTGAAAGAGGACTACCAGCCTTCCATCCGTGAACAGATCAACAATGAAGTTATGATCTTGTCACAAATCGAAAGCCGTTCGACAGACGTCGAAGGCCGCAGAGCTGTCCTCAGCTTGCACGTCACTCGTAACTCGGGTGTCGGCGCTCGCGCAGAGGGCGGGACCTTGCCTACCGCAGGAGCCCAGGGCTACGCCGAAGAGCGTGTCTCACTCAAATACAACTACGGTCGCATCCAGATCAACGGCCCGGTCATTCGAGCAATGAAGTCGGACTCCGGCTCGTTCACTCGTGCGATTGAATCAGAGACCCAGGGCATTGTCCGGGATCTCAAGCGTGACGTCAACCGTCAGGTATTCAACAACGACAACGGCTCGATCGCAACTTGCGCATCGGTCTCCGGTGCCGTCGTTACCCTGAACGCTGACACCCCTACCTCTGCCTTCCGGCAGTTGGAAGTTGGGTCGCTCATCGACATCGGCTTGGAAGACAGCCCGACTGACCACGGCACCGCCCTGGTTGTCAGCTCTGTCAACACCAGCACCCCGTCGGTGACGTTCACCACGAGCCCCACCGCTGGTATTGGTACCTCGGACCTCTTGTTCCGCTCCGGCGCCAAGACCACGACCGCCAATGCTACCTCGGAACTGACCGGCCTTCAGGCCATCGTCAATAGCTCCGGCACCTTGTTCAACATCAACCCGACCACTTACCCGGTCTGGGCGAGCACAGTGAACAGCAACTCGGGCACGGACCGTGCAGCGACTGACAATCTCTTCGAGAGCGTCATCGACAACATCTGGCTGGAATCAGGTGAGGCTCCCACCTTCATCGTGACCTCACCTGGTGTTCGTCGGAACTACGCTTCACAGCTCAAGGCTCAGAAGCGCTTCGCCGATACGGTTGACTTGAAGGGTGGCTTCCGAGCCCTCACCGTGGATGCTGGTAACACCAGCCTCCCGATCGCAGTGGACAGGGATAACCCTGACACCAAGGCGTTCCTACTCAACCTGCCTTGCTTGACGCAGCACCAGTCCTCGGACTGGGAGTTCATGGACGAAGACGGGGCGGTCCTTAACCGGGTCTCCGGTGTTGACGCCTACGAAGCAACCCTGTTCAAGTACCACGAATTGACGACTGATCGTCGAAACGTGCATGGGCGCATCGACGACCTGATCGAGAGCTGATCATGGCTGCTGCAACAGTATCAGTCACAGCGACTGCAAACGTCCTGAACGGAGTCATCGTGTTCGGTACGATCACTGGTCACGCCTCTGGCGCTTCCGGTGGCGATACGGTCACGGCATCAGACTTCGGTCTTCGAGCAATTGAGAGCCTGACGCTAGGTCCGGTTCCGATCATAGATGTTTCGGCTCGATGGTTCCCGGCTACCCTCAAGGTGAATTGGTACCTTGAGGATGCGGGCGGCATCGAGGCGGAAGTTGCTGGGGATTCCAGCGCTTCCGTCGCTGACTTCGTCGCCTTCGGAAAGGTCTAGACATGGCTGCGGTAACCACATCCATCACGGACCGAAGTGTGTTCGGGGACAAGCAAGTCCGCTTCGTCCGGGCAACATTCACTTCGGGCTACACCAATGCAGGGGAAACCATTACGGCGGCGCTGTGCGATCTATCAACGATCTCATTCGTCCTCGCAGGTGCCCCCAGCATCGACGACGTGCCATTGGCTAGTGTCATCGTAACGCAGGGGACCACACCCACCCTCTTTGCTATCGACGACGCCGGAATCCTTGAGGGGACCACGGATCTCAGCTCCACCTTTGTGGATCTGATGGTCATCGGCAAATAGAGCTTATCGGGGGATAGCTAGTAGCGGGGGGGCCTTCGGGCCCCCCTTCTTCTATGTGTGGTACAATAGTGTATGTCTCTACCCCCCGACATTCGACATGAACTAGAAGTGGCAGCCGTAGGTGACCATCATCAGGCATATATCCGTAAGGGTCTTCCTGAAGTTGGTTGGGACGGTGATCCGTACCTTACCCTAGCGTACAATAAGCTAGAGGATAGGTTCGAGATTTGGGTCGAAGACCCTGGGCGAGACCCCCGCTGCGTGATGCGCAGCGCCTCGTTCACCATGTACGGCACCCCCTCTATCCATGAGCTGTGTATCCACCTCCGGGACCATGACCTGCGTAAGCGCAGCGTCAACGAGGTACTGCTGGATCTTGACCGGCATAACCGGGCCACGGAGAAGAGGGCGCAAGATAAGGGCCTTCAGGAGCAGGCCGCAGCGCTTGAGAAAGTCTATTGGGCGGTGGGCCGTGAGGTGGGCGAATACAAGCCTACGTTCGGTGGCTTTGGCTGACACAGAGTTGCCAACTATGATAGAATAGAGTCATGGATCGTAAGCATGGCGACAGCAAAGAAGAGCGCATGAAGGCCCTAACAGAAGCCATCAAGCGTAGCAAGTCGAAGAAGGTCATGTGGCCTACCGTCTCGGTCCCGGTTGACCTGAAGGTCTCCTAATGCAGCTTCAAGATGCCCGTACACAGATACGGGAACGCATGGGCATGTCCACTACGGACACTGCTGTCACGGACGCTATCTTGAATAAACTGCTCTACACGGCGCAGCGCAAGATTGATCTGCTGCACGACTGGCCCTGGCTCCACTCCACTGATGGGACCTGGACCGCCTGCACGGCGAGCCAGTCCACCTACGTTGCTGGGGTCGACCTGGCGTCCAACTGGCGCAAGACCCTGTTCATCACGGTTGACAGCGATACGGTGCTGGTCCCGAAGCAGAAGCAGGACATCATGCGGTTCACCGGTCAGACCGGGCTCCCCATGTTCTACGCTGCCGAGGGTAACGAGATCATCCTGGCCCCTACCCCTGACACGACATACACGGTAGCTCACGAGTACCTGTACGTCCCTACCGAGGTCACATCGGACTCTGCGGAGTTCGTCACGTACGACTGGGCTATTGATCTCCTGATCGACATGGCCTGTATTCTGGTCGCTCGTAGGCTCAGGGATAGCGATATGGCCCGTCAGTTCCAACAGGACTACGTCGATACCTACGAGTCACTGAAGGACGAGGTCCGCCGGACCCGGCAACTGCCGACCCCCCGGCACCGTAACGACATCGGCTGGACCTAATGGCTAGGACAGATGATGTAGAGCGGGTAGTCTACGATACCTGGGACGGCGGCTTCAAGTCTAAGCTTAGAAAACAGGGGCTGAACAACAAGCAATATACCAGCTTGAACATGCACGTCTACGAGAACGGGTCCCTCGGTCCCCGGCCCTGGTGGAAGCTCCAGAACACTACGGGCCTCAACACCTCCGAGACCCTCGACAATGCCGCCTCCATCCAGTGGAGGCCCATCGTTGACGACAGCGCCGGTCAGCTCTGGGTCCACGCCTACTCCAATGATGTCTGGGTCTATGACCTGACCGCTGGGACCTGGGCAACAGGGGCCTCCGAAGCCTCCGGCATCGACACGATCATCCATGCTTCCACCGCTGACCCGTCGTGGTGGGGCTCCCGCCACGGCTGGGACAGCGGCGGCCTTCTCGTGGGTGGTGGCAATAGTGTTATCACCCCCGAGGACGCCTGGGTGTACTCGGGCGAGGCGCACATCACCGCTGCCGGAACCGCTACACAGATCACCTGGACCGACCAGACCGGGTCCGACGCTATGACCAGCTTCACGCTCTACCGGGACCGTATCTGGGGCTGGCAATCGCCGAACGCCGCCACCGACAACCCGAACCGTATCTACTACACGAACGCTGCCAGTTACACTACGTCCGATGCGGGCAACTACATCGACATCGGTGCCGCCTCCAGCGGCTACTACATCCTCGGCGCCTGGGCACTGCGGGACTCGCTACTGATCTGCATGTCCAACGGCGACTGGTACGCTTTCACCGGCACCCCCGGATCCGGTTCCCTCCGCTTCGTGGGTAACTATGTTACGCCTGCCCACGGTGCGTGCGGTACCGTCCTGAACAACATGGTCTACTTCCTCGCCCCGTACGGGCGGCAGGTCTGTGTGGCAACACCGTCGGGCGTAGACACGACATCCTTGAAGGACATCCGCCCGTACAACAACGATCTGGTGTGGGACACGTTCCACGACTACCGTGGCCTATCCTCCCCCCGAGAGCAATCCGTGCTGTTGCCCACCCTACGGGCCACCGCTGACCAGTGGTTCGACGCCCTGGAGTTTGTGAACGGGAGCTGGTCGTACTCTGGGTTCGGCCGCAGTCGTTTCACCGACAGCACCAGTAATATGGGTCATCTTCGAGACTGTGCCGTGATTGCTGAGGGCAAGGCGTACGCCTTCGTCATGGAGGACCCGGACGCCCCCAGCTCTCATGAGATGCAGCTCTACACCCGTGACATCGTCCTGAACCGGCCATCATCCAATACCCTTGATACGTGGTCGCACGGCGAAGAGGTAGCGGCCGGTGCCTCCACGACAGCGGTCTCCAAGGGCGCTGTCCGGCTCGCCCCGTTCGCCCCACCCGGTGAGGAGGTGCGGGTGCGCCAGGTCATCGTAGACTTCGACTATTGGAAGGACGTAGCTGAAGCTATCATATGGGAGGTCCCCGACATGAGGTGCTCCTTGACTGATGGAGGGGCACTAGAACTGGAATCCATCGACACGTTCTCAGCTACTAACCTTTCCAGCCTCAGTTCCCTGGGGTATCCTAGCGGAAACAGTAGCACTATTGGGGCGCCTTCTCGCTGGGTATTCCGGTTCCCGCTGGAAGATCAACAGTTCCTACAACAGATACAGGTTCAGATAGACGACATTGTGAGCATCGCTATTCAGCGCATCATCGTTGACTACGAAGTCCGCCCCGATAACCACTGGGCCGGGCAGACTGCGGGCACCTGATGGGTCTCATCGCTGACAACGCAGGCATCTTCCGTTTCAACAACACTCTGGTCGATGCCGTCCTCAAGCAGGAACGGGGGTTGACGGATGACGTGGAACGCCGTCTAGAGCAGTACCTCGGCAACCCCGCCTGGGGCAACGACGACGGGCTCTACGGTTTCATTGACGCAGACGGCATCAACTTCAACAACCTGTCGCTGATAGCGTCGTACGCTTCGTCAACCAACGCCGACTCCATCTGGCACGACGACACCGGCAACATCTGGCACTTCAACTCGGACAGTGCCCTCCGCACCATCGGATCAGACAGCAACTCGTTGGTGGAGGCCCTCCGGTTCTCCCCGGCGTACGGCTCCGCTGCGGCCCCGGCGTACACGTTCGCCGACAACCTGGACCTCGGCATCTACGGCACCGCCCTCTCCGTGGGTGTATCCATCAACAACAACACCGAGTTCCTGGTGAGCAGCACCCTCATCACAGGAAACGAACCGCTCCGTATCGTCACCGGCTCCGACAACGGCATCGAAGTCTGGGACACCGACGCCGGTACCACCGCAGCGGGCGCCACCTCGCCTTCTTACGTCCGGTTCATGACCGCAGGAGGTGAAGAGGCCCGTGGTCTCGTGGGCATGATCAATGACGACATGGAACTCCGTACCCAGACGGGCGCCAACGGCCGCATCATCTTCCGTCCCGGCGCCTCCGCAGCGTCCTGGCTGATCGAAGCTGACGGCGACTTCGTTACGTTCGGGACCGGCCTCAACTTCACCGCTGGCAGCACCAGCTCTCACCAGGGCAAGTTCTCGTGGTGGAGCAACTCTGGCAGCACCAGCGTATTCGACATCTACAACGACCTGGAGGTGACGACCTCCAACATGAAGCTGATGAACCTGTCAATGGGCGTCAACGACAACTCCCCAAGCAACGGCGACGACTTCATTCTGTTCCGCAAGAACGTCAACACACCCATCGTCATCGGCCAGATTGATGGCAATGGCTCCAGCACCGTCCGCTACCTCACCACCTCCGACAGCACCCTCAAGTTCAACCAGCGCCCACCGGACGAGCATCTCGAAGAAACGTTCCAGGCCTTCGCCCGGTCCATCCGCTCCTACGACATGGAGAACCTGCGTCCCGCAGGTAACACCAAGACCATCGTGGCGCACGGCGTAGTGGCACAGGAGGTGTACGCCACGGAGCCCTACCTCAAGTACATGGTCAAGAAGGGCTCCGACGACGGCACCGATCTGTGGGGGTTCAACTACGGTGATCCGGCTATCCTCGCAGGTATCGCACGCAAGGCCTCCGACAACGAAGAACGAATCGCACGACTGGAAGATGCACTCAATGTCCGATGAACTAGATCCCTCCAAGGTTCTCAAGATTGTCCAGGAACTGGACCCTATCCTCTTTGAACGTGCCATGCTCCGGTACGTTAACCAGATGCAGGCGGAAGAAATCCAGCGTCTAACCGCTGAATCAGAGTGACACCATACTGCCAAGTATGGTAAACTAGAGCATGGGTAAGACTCGTACGAAAAAGGGCTCTACGCTCCGTAAACTCTCTAAGAAATATGGGGTAAAGGGCAAGACCCTTCGGGAACTTAACCCTGATATGAAGGGGCAGTGGGGTAAGAAGGGCAAGAAGAAGCTCGACAAGGACACAATGATCCGCCTCGGTAAAGGCGTCGGCATTGCCCCCTGGCGGGCCGAACTGCTGGAGGACCCCACCTACGCAGCCTTCGACCGGAACTTCGAGTTCAACCGGGACTCCGTCCACGACTCCTTCCAGCGCCTAAAGGACCGTCAGCGCATCGACCTGACCCGCCAGGACGCTCGCTTCGATAAGCAACGTATCGACAATACCCGACAGATCGACCGGGGCATGGAGGATCGAGGGCTCTACCGCTCCGGGCAACGGGGCATAGAGACCGGCCGCATGAACAACGATATTGATGTCTCCCGCAGGGAGTTCACCGGCCAACAGAAGGACGCCCGTATCGCAGGGCGCCAGGCCAAGCAGGAGGCCCTCGGTGCGCTGAAGCGCAACCGGGCAGAGGAGCGCATCGGCGCTCGCAGCCGCCTGACCGAACGTGACGCCCAGACAAAGTACGGGTTCTGATATGCCAAAGCGTAAGACACACGAGGGCGTTCAGCTCTACACTGACGTCACCAAGAAAGAGATCAAGAAAGACAAGAAGGCGCTCCTGAAGCACATGGCTATGGCTGGTAACGCAGGCATGGACAACCTTCAGAACCCTGACTACGAGCGCCAGGCCATGTTCGACCGGCACGACTCCGGCATCCGCCGGGGCACCGAAGAGGCGTCCCTGAATGCTCTCGAAGGCGAACGTGCCCGTATGATGCAGGGGTATGACAAGGCGGACGGCCAGCTCGGCAAGTCCCATATGCGGGCAATGGACCGCATGGCTGCCCGTAACGTGAACTACCTGGACAAGATCCCGCACGCTGCGGCTCTTGCCCGTCAGGCCACCAAAGAACGCATTACTGCTATGAAGCTCGCATACGACCAGCGTAACGGCACGGGCGGCGGTATTAGCGGTCCTAGCGGTCCTAGCGGTCCTAGCGACGGTATCGCAGAGAACGACGCTATCGTAGCTGAGGCTAGGGCACAAGCCATAGCTAGCCTCGCCGATCCTAATATCCCTTGGGATGCTGGGCTCGCTGCTGAAACTTCGGACTATGGCAGGGCGTACATGCCAGACCCGTACGGCAGCTCCGGGCACAACATGGACCAGTACGACATCGCAGGGGCTAGGAACGGTATGTCGACTGACGAGATCATGACCATTAGGAGCCAGAAAGGCTTTCAAGATGGGGAAGATTTCTGGAATCAGGCTGTCCAACAGGCGAACCAGATAGACCCTGCTACTGGGGAGCTGGCGTTCCCGGACTACACGTACCAAGTAGCACTAGCCCAAGCCAACGATCTCGGGTACCAGAGCTTTAACAACGGTGATGTGTCAGAAAGGTACCCTGACATTGTCCGCCTACAGGGCGATGCTTCCCGTCATCTTTTCCCTGACACGAACAACAACAGTGCAGAAGAGTACGACACTACTTCTAGGGTAGATGAGCGTATTCGTACAGGAATGGGTTGGGGCGGTTCACTTCCTCCACAGTCCCAGGGTCGGACAAGAAATCCTCAATACAGGAGTGACCGCACAGGTACTGCTCCTGAGGTGTCAGTGTTCGCAGCTCTAGAGCGCCGTAAGGCTGCGAAGGCAGCCGAGGACACTATCTTGCGCGGCGGCAGCTTGTCTGGCCCCTGATGCCAATCAACCGTTTCAGCCAAGCACCGGTAGCGGACATCCCAGAGGATTACCCAGGTCCGGTGCCTGCCGCCCCTAGCACCAGTGGCGGTGCATTTGAATTTAAGCCGCTTACGCCGAAGGCTGCCCCTACCCCTACGCCAGGTACCTCCCCAGAGCGTCGTCCGCTACCACCTCCCCCGGATACCAGTGGCGGAGCATTCGCATTTAAGCCGTTGGTGAAGCCATCGCAGCAGGAGCAAGAGCAAGCCAACCGGGAAGAACTCTGGAGTACGGGGCTAGCAGAGATCGTCCGGCAGCAAGAAGAGAAAGCGATAGACCCTCGGGCTATCTCTGTTGAGCAGTACGTCCAGTTGGCGGAGACCCTGATCACCATCCGGGCCAACCCGGAGGCAGACGACGCCGACAAGAACCTGTTCAACTACGCAGTTGACCAGTACGGTGCCGACCTGTACCCTCATATGGAAGCCATCGAGCCCGGCTTCATGGACGCCAACTTCGATGAGGGCTACGACGACGTACCCTGGTGGGCCAAGACCCTTGGTGCCATCTCCCCCGTCACCAGTTGGCTCGACACTGCCTGGCAAGGCATGGGGGCCGGTGGTGCAGCCGCCCAGCGGGCCAAGCAAGACGATGATGGCGTGTTCTCAGCGCTCACCAACGCCTTCAAGGAGATGGGCAAGGGGGTAGCCAACATGGCTACCTTCGGGCAGATAGACGCCCTCGCCCCGGATCAGGAGCTGATAGACCGGTTCGCCGGAGATGACGGCCGCTTCAGCGGTGAAGAGTTCATCGGGCACGACATCAACTACGGTGACTTCTGGGGCTCCGGTATCCTCGAAGGTGCCACCAACCTGGGCATAGAGATCGGACTAGACCCTACCACTTACCTCGGTGGTGCCGGGCTCGCCAACCGCGGACTCAAGGTCGCTCTGCGAGAGGCAGGCGAAGAGGGAGCCGAGACCGGGGCACTGGCCCTTGCGCAGCACATCGTAAGGAAGGTCAAGAAGGGCGGCATGGCGGCCCTCGACGAGGGCGAAGAGGCTGCCCTGCGCCGATGGATGCTGCTCGGGGCCAACCGTGACCTAGCTGCCAAGCTCCCCAAGATGGGGCCAAAGACCCGGATCTCCACCGCCAAGAACTTGACACGATCCCGCCAACAGATCCGTAAGATGGAAGAGCAGATCGTCAAGCTCGCCGACGAAGGCATAGAGACCAGTACCGCTGCGGCCGCTAAGGCTGGCAATACGATGCGGCGCATCGACACGGGCGGGCAGACAGGTGTTCGCTTCGCAGGTAATACTGTGCTCGGCATCCCGGACGGCACCATTCCGAAGATGATCAACAAGGTCCCCGGAATGGAGCCCCTCCTCAAAGCGCTATCCCCTCGGTGGGAACTGATGCGTAGCCTGACCCGTGACGCTCGTGACGCCTTCCGTACCACCGAGGTGAAGGCTGTCCAGAGCGCTATACGCCGGATAGGTGAGGTGCGCAACCGGCTGATAGGCACGGGCGCAGAGGAGCGGGCTATAAAACTATTTGGCAGCGAAGAGGCCATGTACCGTGAGCTGACTTCGGCGTTCGCCAAGGCACCTATCGCACCACTAGACGAGGGGGCCGACGAGGCTGCTAAACTAGCGCACGAGGCTGCCGTTGCGGCGCACGGTGCCGTTGGTATCGACCTGCTGCGGAACCGGTGGGGCGGGGTCGAGAAGTACGACGACTTCATGCAGGTGGCCGAGGCCATCGAAGAAACCAAACAACTAGTCCTGAGTGTTGTCCCTCCCTCGAAGATCAAGGAGTTCTTCCACGCCAACTACAGCCCTCGTGTAATGAAGCCGGAATCTAGGAAGCTCCTAGAGGAAGCCGTTGTGGGTATGCCCGGTGTTTCTGGGCTAGATGACCTGAGGGGTCTGGGGGTTGAGGGCCTGGCTGACGGCGCTGACGATGCCATAGATATTGCGAGGCTCAATAAGCTTGGTAAGGTCGGTAACCCTACAGTGGGTACCGGGGTGTCAAGGGCCAACCTGGTAGAGGACCGGTTCCTCCGTGAGCGCACTCTCGCTAAAGGCACCGAGGACATCTTTGAGGTAAACGACGAGGCTCGCAAGATCCTCAATGCCGCTGGTATTGATACCATAGATGATCTGTTCGAGACTAACCTGATGACAGCCTGGGCTACCCGTGCCGAATCGGCTCTGAAGGCCTCCATCAAAGAAGACTTCGCACAGGGGCTCTCCAAGATCACGGGCCGTGAGGGTCAGCACATCATGGGGTTCGGGGACATGCCCGTCGGTGGCGGGCATAGCGCCCTCAGCAAGGACTGGTTCGGTCGTCCCGCCTGGGCTACCACCGAAGTAGAAACAGAGATGAAGCGCTTCTTTGAGGCCATAGATAACGCTGACAAGTTCGGAAACTTCCTCCGTAAAGGTAACGAATCGTGGTCCCGCTGGGCCACCATGTCCCCTGCCTTCGTTGCCCGTAACGCCCTGGGTAACAAGTTCCTTATGTTCATGGGTGGAATGCACAACCCCGCCCGAATCGTTGAAGCCCGCAGCGTAATGTCGCAGTACAAGAAAGTCCGCAAGCGTGTCAACGAGACCGGCGAGGATTACTTGACAGCCGCTCGTAGCGTCGGGATGGCTGAAGATGACCTGCGGCATATGCAGGCCGCTATGGACGCCAACCTGACCAAGGGCCAGTACGACGACGTGTTCGACCAGAACACTGGCGAGAAGATATTCGCTAGGGAGGATAGCAAGATCCCTAACCTCCTGCGCCCCTCAGTGGTCACAAAGGCCAACCCTTCCACCTACGCTCGGGCAGCCGGTACCTATGTGGAAGAGATGGATCGTCTCGCCCTGTTCCTGGATCAGGTCAAGAAAGGCAACACCTACGACGGAGCCGCACAGCACGTTCGCAAGTTCCTGTTTGACTACGGTGACCTGACCCGCTTCGAGAAGGGCTTCAAGGACAACGTCTCCCGGTTCTACACCTTCCTTCGCAAGAACACGGCGCTCCAAGCGGAGATGCTGGCGACACAGCCGGGCACCGTCCGAGCCGTGGCAAAGATCAGCAAAGAGATGACCGAGGGCGTAGCAGAGTTCCTGTCCGACAACGGAGAGGACGGCGAGTCCAGAGGATTCGCTCCTCCGTGGGTGCAGGCCGCTGGCATGATCGCACTCTCGGGTGGCGGGTACGCTGGTCCCG